AGCACCTCCACGAGGACTTGCTGATCCTCTGCCAACGGGCTGACGGAAAAACGCACGTACCCATTGGCAGTCTTGGATCCGTCGTCCATGTACCAGATCGCAAGAGCAAGCGCGGTCAGGCTCTTGCCCACGTCCACGAAAGTCTTGTTCCCCTCACCCGTCGGGTAGTACTTGCGCCAGTAGGGGTAGAACGTGGCACACCCGTGAAGACGTAGAACCTGTCCGTGGTAGGTTTTCCCTTTGGATTCTTTCGTGGCAGGCCGCACGGATTTCACATAGGGCCCCCACTCCTCTGCTTTCCACGAAAGGTAAGGGGCTTGCTCGAGCGAATGGTACTCGGAGTAGCCAGCCGTTCGACCACCAGTTTTAAGCAGACGGCCGTCGCCGAACATGGATCCCACCAACAAGGATCGCTGTCTTGGCGTCAGCTCAGGGAGCGCCAATCGCTCGGACTTGGACTGCGTCTCGATGCCCCACTGTTTACGGAGTCGGTTGACCTTGACCTGGTAAGTCCCGAAGCGTTCGGCAATTTCAGAGTCGGTCAGACGCTCCTCCAAGTAGAGGGCCCTGAGCAGCGGCTCGGAAAGGTCCGTAATTGGCATTGGTGCGTCAGTAGTATACACGGCGCTCGTGACTGCACAAGCTCGTGTTTATGTTTGACGCACCATCAAGTTCAACAACCTGTTTGGCAGGCCACCAAATAGAGAAAGGCCCCGGTCGTTAGACCAGGGCCTTTCCTCAGTCCGAAGCCGTTTTAGGCTCAGACGCGCGTGACAACCAGGCGGGTCAGACCGCGCGGGTTGAAGGCGCCGATGCCGACGTTCTCGAAGCACGAGAAGCCGATCGTACGAGCCTTCGGATCGTCCGCCGAAAGCACGGTTAGTTCCGTGCGAACGGGGAAGCGGCCGAAGTTCTCTGGCTCCGCACATACGTAGACGAAGCCCGCGGGGACCAAACGGCTCGTGATGATCTGGGCGCCCCAGAGGGTTGCCTGGAGACCGGTCTTGAGCAGCGTGGCCTGGCTCTCGATGTCGAGGATGTCACGGCCGAACTTGCGGATGTCCGCGTAGTCCACCGCGTTCATGTAGATGCGTGCGACACGAAGGTCGTGACGCTCGATCTCGGCGAAGGCGTCGGCGAGGACGCTCGGCGAGATCGGTGCCACCACCGCGATGTCGGGGTTGGTCTGACCGGGCAGCGTGTCGAAGCCGCTGACCGCGATCGAGTCGAGAACCGCGAAGACGCGCTCGTCTTCCGCCGCCTGGATCTGCGCCTTCGCGAGGTCCTGGCTGCGCTCGATGAGGTCGAAGCGACGCTCCTTGATCTGCGTGAGCGGGATCTCCGGGTTCGAGGCGATCTCGAACAACGGGAAGATCACACGACGCGGCTTCTGGATCGCCACGATGTTCTGGCCTTCCTCGCCCACGACGAACGCGGTGACTTCCGGGTCCTTGTCGTAGATGGGGAGGGCGCCGTCCGGTAGTTGCTCGACCAAGAAGGTCTTGCGACCCACCGCCGTGTAGTCACGACGGAGGCGAAGGGGCTGGATCATCGAGGCGGCGAGCTTGGCGCGACCGGCGGCGGTCTTGATGTACTCACTGATGATCTGCTGCTTGAGTTCGTTGGAAACTTGCTGGTGCATTGTCTTGTTCCTTGCGGGAAATCCCAGTTGAGGTGGCGGTTTCTCCGCTCAGATGCGAAGGTCGACGACCATCAGCGAGTTGTTGGCGTCGGGGGCGACACGCACGATGCCGATGATGGTGTTCGTGCCTGAGCTTGCCTGCTGCTCGTAGCCGTCCGCGTTCACATTGGTGACGAAGCCGTTCGAGCTGGCGTAAAGGATGTTGCCTGCCGCGTAGGTGATAGCAGCAGAGCCGCTCGCCTGATTCTGGGTCTCCCAGATCGACAGGCCCACCGATCCACGACCGCAGAGGTACGGTCCACGACCCGAGGCCACGCCGGGCGTGTTCTCGTAGGCGTTGCCGATCGCGTCGTTGATGAAGATGCCGAGGGGCTTCAACGTCACTGAGTACGCCGCCGAAATTTGGATCGCACCGCCGTGGAAACCGTTGCCGCCGTCGGGGCGGGTGAAGGCGATGGAGGCGCCGAGTACGCCCTTCTTGGTGATACCTGCGAGCGTGGTGCTGACGTTGGCGCCGGCGGTGACGACTGGGGGATTGGCCTGCGTGAACGCGTCCGCGGTGAGGAACCCGAGGGAGTTACGAATACCCTCGTGGAAAATCTGGACGCGACCCGAAGTTTCCCGGAAGTCACCCGAGCCTTGGCCGAGGGAAAGAGGCATGTTGAATTCTCCTGCTTTGCTTCGTTGCTGGGGTGGGGACGATCTACATCTTCATCTGGGGTGGTCTTGAGGACCGAATCAGGAGCCGAATACGCTTCGGACATCCGGAGCCGAGGCCCACAGACCGGACAGCTTGTCGATGTCGCTCGAAGGAGCCTCACCGCTCGTGCCGCCGCCCAATTGAGCGACACCACCAGTGGGGCGAGTCCCGACCGTGCGAGTCGAGGCCGTGCGAGTCATCGGCACGCTCGCCTGATGGGGGACGCCCGTCAGGATCTCGTGCGCTTGAGCGGCATCGCGAACCTCGGAGTGGCTCGCGAAGAGTGCCGTCAGAGCCTCGTCCTCGGAACCGAGCTTCACTTCGCCCGTGTCCATGGAAGCGCCCTGTAGTTCGATGTCCATCGAAGCCGCCGATGCGGAGGTCGGTGCGCCCGACGCCATCATCTGCTGCTGAGCCGGCTGCTGGAGCATCTGATCGAGGAGCTGATCGTCGGCCATGGTGGGCTGCTGCTGCGGCTGACCCATCGCCTGCGAGAACATCTCCTGGACCTGCTGCTGAGCCTGCTCTTGGCTCATCATCGGCTGCTGGCCCTGGCCCTGAAGCTGGGTCATCTGCTGGACGGCCTGCTGAGCCGCCTGCGTGTCACCCTTCATGAGGGCGTCGCAAGCCTGCTGCGAGTACATGGCCATGTCGGCAGCACGCTTCGCCTGCTTCTTCTGGTCGTCGTCACCCTCGTCGTCCTTCTTCTTGAAGTTCTCGGGGATCTGACCGGCTTCCTTGTCCTGCTGGCCTTGGCCCTGACCCTCGTCGTCCTTCTTCTTGAAGTTCTCGGGGATCTGGCCGGCTTCCTTGTCCTGCTGGGCCTGCTGGTCCTTGTCGTCCTGCTGCTGAGCCTTCTTGGCAGCCTGCTTCTGCTCTTCGGACTCCTGGACCTGCTGGTCCTTGTCCTGTTGCTGAGCCTGCTTCTGCTCCTGGCTCTGCTGGTCCTGACTGTCGTCCTGGTCGGCGAGGCGCGTGGCCGTCGCAACGATCGCGGAGTCGGGCATGTGCATGAACGCGAGAGCCTGGTCCTCGAGGGCCTGCTCCGAAGCGTTCTTGCCCAGCATGCGACGAGCGAGGTTGATGCAGACGTCTGCCTTCTTCTGAAGGAAGTCGTCTTCTTCCTGCTGCTCGGCCGCCGTCTTCTCGGGGTGGCTGAAGGTCTCGCTGCGCATCTCGGGCATCCCGATCTCGTTGCGCTTCACCTCACCACCCGAGTACTCGGCCTTCCAGTTGGGAGTGGCCACGTCTTCGGCGAAGTCCGAGGGGTCGCCAGTGACGTACTTGTCGGCAGCCGGTTGCTGCTGCAAGTGATCTTGGTTCATCGCCCGCGGGTCGTCGGCGACTTTGCGGCCAGCAGCCAGCTTGGCGATTTGCTCACGGTTCCAGGTGGTTCGCTCACGCATGATCAGGACACCTTCCTATGCACTCTTGGGGTGCATAAAGAGAATCACGAGGCTCCAAGGTCGTAGAGGCGACCCTTCGTAATGAGAGCATCACGCTCGGAGGTTGTGAGTTCTCGACTAAAAACACGGCGACAAGCCGCCAAAAAGCTCTCTACATCTGCGTACGGGCTCACGCCGCCGACTGCCAAAATGGTTCGGTAGACTCGCGTCTCCCCTGCAATTCGCGACCCTTCAAACAGGTCCAAAAAGCGAGAGATTGCGAGCACTTCGCGACCTGAGAAAGATTTTGCTTCTCGAATGGCGTTCCAGCTACCGCTCTTGAAGAGCAGGAGACCGAGAAGAATGCGCCTTGCAAGGGTCGCATCCTTTACTTGAGAGAGGATCACCCTTGCGATCGAACGCCAGTGTGGGCTTTGCGAAGCCTGGTGAACAAGGTTGTTGTTCTCGTTCTCGCTGAGATCCGCACGCGGCGATAGTTCCTTCTGAGTGATCTCGCCGCGAACCTTCTCGAGGGCTTTCTCCTTGAGGACGTCCGCCAGATCACTGACCGCCTTGTTCAAGGGGTCTTCTTCTTTTTCAGGTTTGGCGGGAGCACCCTCATTTTGGGTGTCGTCCTTGTCGTCGCCTCCACCGCCGAAG